CTACATAGGCTGGAGTAAGATCAGTCTTGGTCGCATATTTGTTACGGTATTTTTCAATAAGACGTTTCAAATTTACTGGAGCGAATACATCTGTTGACTTAGTGAATTGAAACACACGACGTACAAGAGTTTCGCGGTCCTGAAGAATTTGTTCAACCATATCGGGAATTTCATCCAGATCACCAGTTACAACAGATTCAAAGTCAGATTTTGAGCAAGCAAAGTTGCTGTAAACCGCCTCCATTGACATAAGTCCAAGATCACACTGCTGTTTCTCAACTGCTGTTGTGTCAATTCCATCTCCGCCATAATGAAATTGAACAATTGAATTGTTTACATTACGAACCGTTCCATCATATTCAACATGTAGATCTTCCATTGATTTCACAAGTTTACGCTGAATATACCCGCTATCTGATGTTTTAATAGCTGTATCAATAAGACCTTCACGTCCTCCCATAGCGTGGAAGAAGAATTCGGCTGGACGCAGACCGGTAATAAAGCTATTTTCTACGAATCCGCGTGATTCAAACCCATCGTCAAAGCGAGGGAAATGAGGAAGTGTTCTATCTTGTAGCGTATATTGAATACGGCGTCCAGCAACTAGCTGTTGCCCGAGCAGACCCATCATCTGCGTAATGTTAAGACCGGATCCTTTAGCGCCAGATTCAACCATTTGAACCACCCGGTTATCTTTAGGAAGACTTCCAGTTACATTTTCTGATAGCGAATTGAATAGTTCCTTTGTAAGCCCACTAATACGATTCTCAAGCTCATCTCCGTCTGGACGAGCGGAATTGTTCAAGAATGTGCCAGCATGAACACTTGAAAGAATATCAGCAACTGCCAGACGTGTTTCAGCAAGTTTCTTCTGAATGAAATCAGAAGTTTCTTCGTTTGGAATTAAGTCAGAAGCACCAACAGAGAATCCAGAGAACAAATTGTATTTAGTAACAACTGATTGAACATCATTAATAAATTGTCCGGCTCGCTTTGGGCTAAAATCGTTGAATAGGGTTTGAATAATACTTCCAACAGAACCTTTTGACATAATACCATTCAGTAGTTTACCGTTTTCTACTTTGATTTTATCATTTACGTCAATTAGCGGAAATGCAGCCGAAATTAGGTCACGGCCAGATACAGGCTGATTTGTCCGCTTAAATGCGGATAGAGGTTTCTTCATACGAGCCATAATATTCATCGCAATATGCTCAGGAACTTGGACATTTGGATGGGTAATGCGGAATGTTCCGGTCATCGTATCTTGGAAGATTTGAATAATTGGGGAATTTGTGCGTGGTGAAATAATTTGACGTAGTACAGTTGCTAGATATTTAAGCTCCATTGCTGAAGCAATTGATTGTGGTACATGCATGTTCATCTCGTCTCCATCGAACGTTTCTACCCTTCCTTTCGGTAAGGGACTAGACTTTACCTTAAGCCTTTCGACCGACCCCCGTCAAGTCGTTGCTCCTTCTTCCTTTCTGCAGGAAGCTTGGATCAGGATTGTCCATTTCTTGCTTTTCAGCTCGAATCTTGTGGCGTTATCACGATACTCTTGGGGCATTACCCTAGACCAGCTGAATATTACTATTCAACCTTCGTATCCACAAGCTTTAGGAGTTTCCCTGAGTTTGAGGGTCTCGCTCAGCGGTCTTGCTGAACTAGATGGTTATATCATAAATATAGGCGGAGAAATCCTATACTCATGGAAGCACTTACACTATTTATCTAAATCTGCGTTTGCTTCAGCAGATTCAGTAGCCATCTGTTGCGGACTGTCAAATGTTTGATTTAATTTTAGTCTATTTATAAATTCAGTAGCTTTTACAAGAGCATCTTCATACGTTATTGTTTTCCCTCCAAAGCAAATTCTAGTTTGGTCATTTTCTGTTTTTATATAAACTGCAACCATTGTTTTATTAAATTTAGCTGTTCTAATCCCAATAATATGTTTATTTTTGAATTCATCTAGTTTATCAGAACTTTTTAGAGGAACACCTTGTTCTGTAAACTTTGAAACAAATTCATTCGCTTCCATTAGAGTATCGTCGAATCGCGAGTTTCGTGTTTGTCCAAACACAATACGCTTACGTTCTGTTGGAAGGTCAATATAAACATAAATAATACTGGGAATATTTTGCTTTTTAATAATTTTCAATTCGATTCCTGTTGCAGTTTGGATATAATTATCTGCGATTGACGTTGAAATTCGATGCTTACAACGAGAATGAGACATCACATTATATCCATTTGGAATTACAGTATTTAAAGTTTCAATCCAATAGGCTTCTCGCTCATCCGCTTTATATTCCAAAACTTTCTCAAGAAGTTCAATCTTGAAATTATCAGGTCCATATTCACGAATAGCTTGAGCTAATGGAGTATCAACTCGTTTAGATGACGACACATGATCACACCATCTTCCTGTAAGACCATAATTATATGGCTTATCATTTTTATTTTTTAGTTTCTTTGTTTGACCAATGTAGCACTTGTTTGAGGGAATACACGTAACTTTGTAGATATAATACTCTTGTTCCATTACTGTTATTATATAGACTATCTTTAAATCCATTTTTTATCCGCGTTGTATGGTCTCGTGGCCGATACATTCAGTCTGAATGTTGAAAACGGCAACACTCGAATTCTATGGCATTCCATGGATGCCTTATGAAGTGATGGTTGGCGATTGAATAGCACTACATCTCCATCAATAAGATGCCGATGAACGACATCTCCGGCTTTTAGATCGATTGTTTCTGGATTTACGAACTTTAGGCTGAGTGTTCGCTTATCATCCTTTAGAAATACTGACTTAGCTCCAGGATATTTAGTTGGTCCATTGCGGATATAACTCATGAGACGATCACGATTATACCCTGTAACAATTTCAGGGAATGTTAGGTTTATAGCAATTTCCTCAGGGACACCGAGTTCGTCCAAGTCGATGTTTGCATCTGGAGTAATTACTGACCGAGCAGAGAAATCTACTCGTTTTCCCATCAAATTTCCTCGAACTCGTCCGCTTTTAGCCCCAAGACGCGATTTAAGGGTCTTCAATGGTCTTCCTGAACGTTGTGCGGCCGGAGGAACACCCTTTATATCGTTATCTACATATGTAGCTACATCGAACTGAAGAAGTTCAGTATACTTATCAATAATATCCGCTGAATCCCCTTTATCGATCTTTTCGCGCAAACGCTGGTTGTTTCGAACGATATCAATGAGCTTATGTGTAAGATCATCTTCCATTCGTTGATTGTCTTCCATAACAACCGTAGGGCGCACAGTAAGCGGAGGAACCGCTAGAACTGTACAAATCATCCAGTCTGGACGACTAAATTTAGGATTAAACCCAATTTGACTTACATGTTGGTCTGAAATACGTTGAAACATGCGGAGAACCATCTCGGGATGAAGAGAAATAGGTTCAGCTTCAGCATCATATGTAATCGCTTGAAGACTGGCTGTTTTTCCTTCAAGTCGTTCAATCTTTTTAATCGCAGGAGTTCCACAATGCATACAAGCAGACTCAGCCTTGAGTTCTTTGGTCTTGTATGATGCAGTTTTCTCTCGTACCGCATTGAATAGGTCTAGCCCAGAGTATTGTTTTCCAAGAATTTCAAGTTCATCATCTGGCAGGTATGGATTTGAACAATTCAGACATACAACCTGAAGAACTTTTTGAGTTGTATCGAGGAATTGATAGAGATATACTGGACGTGCGAGTTTAATATGACCAAAATGCCCTGGACATAGCAGATTTGTTTGTTTACATGTGCGACAAATCTTACCATTCTCAATGACACCAAATCGAGGGTCAAATACGCCGCCAGTTACCGGTTGACTTGCTCTGTATGTGTTATCTGTAATGACTTCCACCACACTGCGAGACACGATTTCATCAGGATTCGCAATGCCGAACTGGACACCAATGATACGGTCGCCCATTCTTATTATTAGTATATGTTCTCTCTAATTTACTTTATTCGTTTTCAAACACCGATGGTTCGTTTTAATGTCTCTGTCCAAAAAGTATCATCATTCAATATTTCCATCACAAGCGGTTTAGGAAATGATAATTCTAAATGAATTGCCCAAGTATCAAATTCAGCTCCAGTTCGCTGTCTAAACTTCTTTTTATCTCTAATTTTACTATGTTTTAAATCTTGGTATACTTGATGGCAAAATTGCTCGGTTAAATGCGGATCTTGACTTTCATCCTTCATATTCCGCAGTATAGAATACCAGTGGTCCATTTGATTTACATAATATAAATTCAAATACTTAAATGGATATTAAATTGTATACATTTTTATATCGTTCTGATTTTATTACATTTAAAGAGCTATATGAATATACGGATGACAATTCAGCATTATTAGATTATGTTAAAAAAATAGGTATTACCACATTATATCATGAAGAACAAGCTTGTGAAATTGGCACGAATATATCAATTAGTTGGTGGTGTGTCCGCATAAAACCAAATATTTTTATAAACCTGGTTGATGATAAAACATATCGTGAAAATATCAAAAAGTTTATACATAATAAATATGTCTCGGAAAACAGTGAAACTTAAAGCAATTCATCATTCGCATAAAAAAGAGAAGAAGTTTGATGCGGTATTTGAATATCCAGATGGACACACAAAAACAATACCATTTGGCGCACGCGGAATGAGTGACTTTACAAAGCATAAGGATGAAACTCGGAAACAGAGATATCTCAAAAGACATTCAGGAATGGGAGAACATTGGAATAAACCAGATACAGCTGGAGCATTATCTCGATGGGTTTTATGGAATAAGAAAACGTTTAAAGCATCATTATCTGATTTCAAAAAGAGATTTCATGTTTGAATAAATATCATTTAAACGCTTCAAACGTAGACAGGACGGTGGAATGCCGGAGTGGTTAACGGGGGAGACTTAAGATCTCCTGCTTCACAGCGCGTGGGTTCGATCCCCACTTTCACCATTATAAACCTTAACATTGTAATTAAACAGTTGAATATAAGCATATGCAACTGTTCCGATTACTATAGAATACCACCACTCCATTATTGATTAATTATAGTTTTATGATGTATATTTAACCGTATCTTCAACCCATTCTACTACTGCTGGTAGCTTTGGAGGCGGTGGATGTGGGTGGTGATGTTTTTTATGCTTTCCCCAGCCGAACATTTATCTAAAACGGATTTAAAAATTTCAATATAAATAGTCCGCAGAATGGATCCTCCTAAGACTCGTCGTGAATCGAAGAAGGACCAAAAGGTAAAGGGGCAAGGTAAAGATGGTAAGTATGGGCAAAAGCATATACGTATTGTAGACGCACTTAAAAACAAATCTAAATGAAGTGCCTTTTTTGTAATACTACTGGCCATACTTCCCGACGATGCCCAACTTTGGCGGATGATTTAGATTATGGATTTTATAAAGGAAAACGCGATCCTACAGAAGAGCCTGATGAGAAATGCGTTTTGTTCTACGATGATCTCGATTCTTTGTTCTACCTCCATCCGCTAATCGGCGACATGTTTTACCCTTATACGTCTTCTTATCACACCCGCTCTTATAATACATCACTCGCTGAACATATCCATTATAAGATGGCATAGGCCCCAACTTTTTCAATAGTCCATACATCCATTTCATATATGACCTTCTACTTTCTAATGCGGGCGGATTTGATTGAACATATTGTTTAAATGCGGATTGCTTGAATGGATATACCTTTTCTAATTCATAAATAAATTTAGATTGAGTTTCCTTATCCGCTTCAGATGGTTCTTCAGGAAAGTTAGCAGACACGCTGAATAAGAAATCTCTTCCAAGAACTCCAGTGGGTTTTAATGCCATATATTTCGCTTTAACATCCTCAAATAATGGATCATCTCCAGGATTTATTACTTGTGGATCATCACGACATTGTGTTCGTAGTTTATTGTTTACTTTATTATGCAATTCATACAACCATTTTCCCGCATCACCCTTTAATGGAAGTTCTTTCATAAATTTAGAACTGCTTTCACGACAAAATTTACATGGCATAATATCTTTTATTCCTTTCAAAAATTCTTCAGGATGTGGAGATTTAAACGCAATTGTATGGAATAATTGCCAAGCACTTGGCCCCCAGTAAGACGTATCCATTTACACTATTTTAAACGCAGATTAAAAAGATTTCTTCTTTGGTTTGTAAATGACGAACGAAGGATTATTCTGGGCGATCGCAGTTGCTGTCTTTCTTGGTAGTGTATTAAAAGATTTCTTTCAGGCTATTACGCGGGATTTAGTCACTCCTGTAT